CTGTTCAAAAATTGACCAGTGTTCATGCTTGATGCAGTACTTAAGAAGTCCTGCTGCTGTTCCAAAATTAAGTTGATTGTTTGGATTACTTACACGAGCAATGTAAGAAATAACTTCTTGTGCATTACTGTTAATAAGTTCTCCAGCACCTTGAGTAATTGCAATCAATTTAACATTATTCATCTGGTTCACCTTTCATATGCAATAATTTAATAGCTTGATTTGCAAGCCGTTTAGCTTTACGAAGATAGCGTAGTTCTTCCTCTTCGTACATCCAAGGTTGCTTCAAAGCTTTTTTTGAAAGTTTCTTTGTATCTTGAAATCTCATAGAGATAGAAATAGACTCTAATATTATAGCCTAGAGTCTTGAATTTGTCAAGTTATTTTCTTACCGATGGGTTCGATCCACTACCTCTTCGACCACCCATACCGCCGCCAGCGACTCGTGGTTCTGGTGCTGGTTTTGGTTTTGGCGCTGCTGGTGCAGTTCCATAACCAGGAAGTTTTTGGGCAGTTGCAGATTTAGTTGAAATGCCTAAATCTCTAGTATATGCTTGAGTGTTTTTCAGTGCAGTTCTATATTCAGTTTGTGCTGCTTTTTGTTCTGCTTCTTTAGAATACCTACCAAGGTTAAGTGCTCTTCCAATATTGGCAACTACACTTGTATCTCTTGAAGAAACTGAAGGTCTTGCAAGATAAACTGCTTTACCACCTCTATATGCAAGATCTCCTACACGTTGTTGCCCAGTTTTAGGATCACGAACTAGTTGAGTTGATGCAAGTTTAACAGTTTTATCTTTAGTGGTCAAAGTTCCCGCTTTAGTATCAACCTTTGTAGGTCCACCAAGTCCAGTTAATGCAGAACCTCTTGTTGCACCATAGGTTTTTGCTTGTGATGCAACTTGTCTGGCACCTCTAACATCCATAGTTTGTCCAGCTCTTGCAACACCAGTCAATCCTTGACCACTTTGAATTGCTTTTTGTTCAAGACCTTTTCTTTGTTGTAGATAAGATATTCCAGTTTTATCTTTAATCGCTTGCTTCACTGAAGATGGAGCAACTGATCTAGCAATATCAGCTGCCACAAATCCATATCCAACTGGTCCAGGTATTGCAGAACCATATCCTAAAACAGCACCAAGTTTATCTCCCCTTAATGCTGCAGCTGTACCTGCCGTAACACCATAAGCTTGCTGCAATCCAGGTACAAATCTAGCAAGTTTTGGTGCGACTTTTGGTGCGACTTTTTGTAGAACTTGTTTTTGAACACGAGGAACTGCGGCTGAAACTCTACGTGAAGCCATTCCAGCACCTAGACCACTCACTGCAGCATCAGCATAATTTCCTTGACTCGCTTGATAAGCTGCATCGGCAGCACTCGCTACACCAAGTCCACGAATAAGACCTCTTCCAACTTGTCTGACTGGTTTGGGAATTTTAGATTGGTTTGGTGGTTTGGAGGGTGGTGGAGTTGTTCCTGTTGGTGGTTTGGAGGGTGGTGGAGGCGTTCCACCACCACTCGCCCAACCAGGAGGCTTACCAGTTGATTGGTAAGTTTTCATAAATTCTTTAGCCGCTTTACTAGCCTCTTCATTAGATTTATAATTTATGCGAGAAGCTTTCCCAGCATCACTCTTTAACCAAGCAGCCCACGCTTTTTGTGCGTCTTCAACACCTTCGTTAATAAATTGACTAAAAGTTTTCATGTATTAATCTCTTTTTAGTTATTTATCTTCTTTTCTTTTTAGGATCATCAGGCTTAGTGGCACCATAAAGTCTTGGATTAACTGTGCCTTTTGTCCATGACATAGACTGCAGAACTCCAGTTCCAAACTTATCATAATATGCATCAAAGATTTTTACTTGAGCATGAGATTGAACAATATCGTAAAGTATAATATCATTCACCTTATAAGTGACAAGATAAGAATTTAATGGCAGATGTTTAGACTCTGCCATTACCTTATCACACTTCTCATGTAAAATTCTTACTCCACTTTTTTTTATTTCTTCCTTCTCGTCCTTAGTCCAGACGGAAGAAAGATCATACTCGTTCACCCCATTGGATTGTGGGGAAAGCTTCTTTGACAACGTTGTGTGTGATTCGATATTTTTTGCCAAGATTTTTGTCCTTTACTAAACATACAATTTCTGCTTCATCTTGATGAAGTGCTTCAATCATTTGAATGAATAAAACTTCCTTTTTAGCTTGGCTCATCTCATAATCACCACCTTCAATGAAGTGATAGAATTTTCTATATTCACTATGAACACGAGTATGTTCAGTGCCAGCAGGTGCATCATTAGCTGTATAAGGTACGTCACCTTCTGGCAGACAGCTCTTGAGTGAAGGATCAAAGTTCCAAATTAAAAGTGCTTTTAATCCTGGGCTTTCATTTTCCCTTAGAATAGAAGTTTTTTCTTCTTTGGTTTTGGCGTTTGATACTTTCTGTAGAATTTCCGACATTAACGGATTGTTAGGTAATTTCATTTCAAGTCCTCTTTAATTATTCGTCCTCCTCGTAATCGAGGTATTCTGGGTTTTCAAAACTAAATGCAATAACTTCGTCTGGAATAAGTCTCCCACTATCATCAAACATTTCTGGGTGAATGCTTTGCTTTTTAAAGTAATCTTTAGCTACCCATCCTACTAATCCACCGACAATCAAAAACATTAATGAAAATAAAACAGTGAATGTAATTGAAAATGCTAAGAGTTCCATTTGTTTTCTCCTCTATGTTTGTCCCTCACATCAAGGGAAAGTTCAAAATAGATGGTTAGTTCTTTTTTGAAGAAGGTAACCAACTTTCCAAACTTTATGAAAAATGTTTTTGGATCGGGTTCTTTCCTCCTTGGACGAAGCATTAGTTCAACACCTTTATTTATTCTATCCACATTAACTCTTCACGTAACCCTCGTTAATTAAGTAGGCAACTGTGTCAGCACAACCTCCAAGTTGTTGGTCATCCAAAAGAACTTGTGGAAAAGTAGAACCCTCACCAAACTCATTGTAAAATTGTTCTTTAGTGAAGTGTTCGTCCAGATTGTAAACTACGTGTTCCAGATGTGCAAGTTCAAGAACTTGTTTAATCTTTACGCAATAAGGGCAACCAGTCTTAGAATAAACAGTAAATTTCATTTTCATAAAAATCTCCTTACCTATTATACAGTAAATTATAATTTATGTCAATAGCCTCTAGAAATAAAAAGACCACCCAGAAATTCTAGGTGGTTTGAGATTATCTGTCAAGTGGTCGTTCGGCTGGAGGCTTATAATCTTTTGATGGACGATACAAATTAGGAAATGTATCTCTGATTATTCCCGCCAACTTATACGGCACATCTGTTGCAATCATCCAATAGAAGGTGCAATCAAAGCAACAGAGGTTGATCCAGCAGTAGCCAAGTCCAGAGGGAAGTTGTGAGCATTACGCTCGTGCATCACTTCCATACCAAGTCCTGCACGATTGAGGATGTCTGCCCAGGTAGGGATGACTTTGCCTTCACTCGATACAATGGACTGGTTGAAGTTGAAACCATTCAGGTTGAATGCCATGGTGCTTACACCGAGAGCAGTGAACCAGATGCCAACCACGGGCCAAGCAGCCAGGAAGAAGTGCAGTGAACGAGAGTTATTGAACGATGCATATTGAAAGATCAAACGACCGAAGTACCCGTGGGCAGCAACGATGTTGTAGGTCTCTTCTTCTTGACCGAACTTGTAACCATAGTTCTGGCTTTCGTTCTCGGTAGTCTCACGAACCAGCGAGGAGGTCACGAGTGAACCGTGCATCGCAGAGAACAGAGAACCACCAAACACACCAGCAACTCCAAGCATATGGAAGGGGTGCATCAGAATGTTGTGCTCAGCCTGGAACACAAGCATGTAGTTGAACGTACCAGAGATACCCAAAGGCATCGCATCAGAGAAGGAACCTTGACCAAAAGGATACACCAGGAACACAGCAGTTGCAGCTGCAACGGGTGCAGAATAAGCAACCATAATCCAAGGGCGCATACCCAGACGATAGGAGAGTTCCCACTCACGACCCATGTAGCAGAAGATGCCAATGAGGAAGTGGAAGATAATCAGTTGAAAGGGTCCCCCATTGTACAACCACTCATCCAGAGAGGCTGCTTCCCAGATGGGATAGAAGTGAAGTCCAATAGCATTGGAAGATGGGACAACAGCACCAGAGATGATGTTGTTTCCATACATAAGCGACCCAGCTACGGGTTCACGGATACCATCGATGTCCACGGGAGGAGCAGCGATGAAGGCGACGATGAAGCAAATAGTTGCGGCAAGCAACGTCGGAATCATCAACGTACCGAACCAACCCACATAGAGGCGGTTGTCGGTTGAAGTAACCCACTGGCAGAATTCTGTCCAGAGATTAGAAGTTCGTTTTTGAGCAATTGTAGCAGTCATTTGTTTTAAAAGGGTAAGTAAAGCCAGCAGGGAACTGGAAGTACAAATATGTTCCACACCACCCTCAGATGTGGACATGAGAGACGTAATTTATACACCCTATAAGTCTCGGTTTGGGGTGTTACAAACATTAAAGAACTGTTAAATTCCTTAACGTATTGATCTATTTAGTATAGCACGGGTGTCAACTGCCTGTCAAGGGGTCCATAAACATAAATAGCGTTAGCCCACAATGGTCTAAAAAATGAAAAGATTAGCCCTTATCTTTTCGTTATTCTTCGCCATTCCTGCTAGTGCTGCTGAAATTACATCTAAAATTACCGACTCTGTACAACTGACAGTCCAGGGTACTGCTGTTCAATCAACTAGGGTTGGAGCATCATATTCTGTCAGTGGTTCAAATGTGCAGTTCTCTGCACTTGGTCTTGGTAATAATTCATTTGGTCTTGGTGCCAATGGTGCATATGGAGATACAACACCAAGTCTTACTAATGCTGGTCAGGCATTTACATTTTCAGAAAGCTATACTGCTGCTGATGCTATTGTGACTTCACAGTCTGCTGCTAATGGAACTATTGCTGCTCCAAACCTTTATGGCAACTCTACTACTCAGTTAGGTGGTAGTGCTGGATCTCTTGCTGGTACTCTCTCTAACACATCAGTTCCTACTGTGACTGCTGGTGGTCCTGGAACAACTGCTACAGGTCAAAGAACTATTGAGTTAAGTGTATTCAAATGAAACACATAACTCCCGCCTTGCTTGTAGCAACGGGAGTCATTTGTACTCCTGTCATGGCTAATACAGTTGTTCCTAACTTTACTAGAGGAACTATCACAGCAGAGACTACATCAACCACAAAGATTGTAGAAACAATTCGTCAGATTGAACATACAACTGGCACATCATATACTGTCACTGGAACTAATATTAATTTTACAGGAACACCTGCTCCTGGAAATTCTTACACTCTGACCACCCCTGGTGCTCCCTTCCAGTTCAGTGAAACAACACTTGGCCCTGGAATTGCGAAAGAAACATGGATAGATCGAACTACAGAAACAGAATCAAAAACAAACTCTATCTCTGTCTTTACGCAGTAGGGTTATATGTATCACCTGTGCTGGCTCAAACAGCTCCTAGTAATACTAACATTGCTGGGCCTAGTGCTTCTGCTACAGGAAACGTTACTAACCAAGCAGTACAAGTCCTCCAAGGGCCGTATGCAGTTAATACATACGGAGCAGGGGTTAGTTGTCAAGGACCGACGATGAGTTTGTCTCCCTTTGTCATGGGAAATTTGAATGGTGATAAAGATCCTGAGACCTTTCAATCTCATTCTGCTAACGCTGGTTTCAGTGTGGGATTCAACTTTCCTCTGGATGGTGGTCTGACCGAGTTGTGTAAGGCAAGAGCCCGAGTAGAGATTGCTAGACAACAGGCAGAGGCAGATAAAGCAAGACTTGACTTTGAATTAGTTCGCTTATTGAAGTGTGGTGAAGCACTCAAAGCTGGAATAAGTTTTCATCCACAATCACCATACGCAAAGATATGTTCTGATGTTGTAGTGAAGTATCCTAATGTGAGAGATGTGGTCAATGCCAATAGATCCAGTAAATAACGCCAACCAAATTACCAATATAGGAGTAAACGCCAACCAAGTGCAAAATATTGGCGTTAATGTTCCGAGCATTATATCCTAATGTGAGGGATGTGGTCAATGCCAATAGATCCAGTAAATAACGCCAACCAAATTACCAATATAGGAGTAAACGCCAACCAAGTGCAAAATATTGGCGTTAATGTTCCGAGCATTATACCAACAATCAATCCTCCTGTGAATAGAAGTGTAGAGGTTCCAGTTGTTCGTGGTATGGGACTACCTGTGTTTTTGATGCCTGATACAAAAATCAAATATCCAACAATTGATGTTCCGACACAAGAAGAGTTTGATGCTGCTGTAAAAGCAGAGCAAGAAAAGCAAGAGAAAGAAGAAGAAAGAGATAAACCTAGAGGTCTACCTGATGCTAAACCAGTGATTCCACAGGTTCGAGTTCCCCTTCAAGAGACACAGAACAATCAAGACAATACTGATTTAGTTCCAACAAATACAAATCTAGGAGTGCCCGTCATTGAAGTACCAATCATCGGGGAAGTCCCAGTCCCACCTAAAGAGCAGGTTATTCTTGCTGGGACTACTGCTACTGCCTCTGTTGCTGCGGCTCTTGTTGGCAAATCTTTTGTGGAATGGATGGTAGCAAAGATGAAACCTATCGTTCAACAGATCTTTGTAAGAGGTAAGAAACTTCTGAATCGAGATCTTACTCCTTATGAGACACAAATATTCTTTGCGTTTGAGAAAAGTGTCTCTCTCAAAAAAGTCAATAAGTTACTCAAGAAAGAACAGAAGAAAGAAAAGCAAAGGCAGTTCAAAGTGTTTCACGAGAAGTGATTACTTCTTACGCTTGGCATCCAGTTTAGAATGGTAACTTAAACTCTTTGGTATTTACTTTAGGGATAGGAAGTTTCTCAAATGCTTTGTTAACTTGATTCTCTACAACCTTACCAACAAACTGTTCTGGGTTGTTGAGAATTGCTTCTGCTTTTTTATAAGTCACATAAGCACCATAACATAGTGCTCCACTAACTGCCAGACTTGTTGCTGACAGAATGATTGCTAGGTTCTTCATCTTTCATCTCCAGATGTGCCATCCTTAATATGTAGTAAATTACATACGCTGTAAAAGTCAGACCACATCCTAATATAATAATTATACCCCAAGGAAAATCTTCTGGCATTAGAACTTTCCTGGAACACAGAAATCTGCTTTTTGATTTGCGGTATAAACTTCGTGACCCTCTTGTGGTTTCATCAATCCACAACCAATCAACCATTCCATCGTCATAGGAGTTGGTCTGACTTGCTCCCACAGAGGACCCTTACCACACATCGCTAGATGATTTGCGGTTACATTTGATTGCTCCTCTGCCCAGTTAGCATCGGACTCCCAAGGAATAGCACGAGCCATACCAGCAGCAGTATAAGTCTTTGTTGTCTGTTTGATTACCCAATCAGGTATCTCTTTATCTTGATGGACTTGTGCCATGAATGGTGTGCTGATACCACCAGCCATACAATCTTGAACAGCGTGCCATCCTTCATGGCGTAGCGTGCCTAGAAACTCTCTAGGGTCTCTGAGAAGGTATGCGTTGATGTAAAGACGATTTACATCTGGTTTATAAAGACCAATAGTTCCTGGTATCCAGTATCTTCTTGGTGCAAGATACACAGGCACCTTACTAGCATCTAGACCA